CTGGGTTCATGGTACGATTAGCTGTAACTGTACCCGCCTCCATTTCTGCTTGGCTGGCTACCACTACAGGTATGTCAGCATCGTAAGCTTGAACCGTTACACCAATATCTGCATCTTTAAGAATGGTAGCATCCGCAGCTTCAGCTCCAACATCTGACAGAACCTCTGCTGGTGTACGAAACTCCATTGTAGTCTCGCCAGCGTTAAGCCTGACAAAATTAAGAGCCTCACCTGTTAAGGGGTCGTAGGTTGGTACTGTTGCAGCACTTGCAGCAGCAGCGTTCTCACTGACTAAAGCAGCAGCAGCACTAGCTGCCGAGCTAACTACATCGGCATTGGTTAAGACTACATCAGCATTAGTAAGAACTACATCTGCATTGGTCAACACTAAGTCAGCCGCAGTATCAATAGTATCTTGATTAGTTGCCACTAAGTCAGCAGCAGTATCAATAGTATCTTGGTTAGTTGCTACTAAATCAGCAGCAGTAGCAGTTGCATCAGCATCAGCCAAACCCTCACTTACAAGGGCAGCAGCAGCACTGGCGGCTGTACTAACAACATCAGCATTGGTTAGTACAACATCTGCATTGGTTAAGACTACATCAGCATTGGTCAGTGCAAGGTCTGCCGCTGCTCCATTCTCACTTACTAGAGCCGCTGCTGCGCTTGTAGCTGCGTCATCGGCAGAGGAGCTTGCATTAGTTTCTGAGGTACTAGCATTGGATGCACTAGTAGAAGCGTTACTGGCGCTTGTTGCAGCGTTACTTGCAGAGGAAGCAGCTTCAGTTTTATACCCCTCGGCATCTTGTACTAGTTGTGTTACTTCATTAATTGTGGCGTTAGAAGAAGCATCCCCTGAACCACCCGTACCCCTAAATATACTCAAAGCAAGTCTCCTAAATATTCTGTGTTTGTGTAGATTAAAGAATAAATATAGGGGGCAATTAAGCCCCCCACATCGTTAGAACTTACTAAGCTGGAACAGCTACAACTAGACCTGACTCTGGACGAAGTACTTGCGTACCGTATAAAGTATCAGAAGTGAACAAGTTGCTTAAGTATTCTTGCTTGTATTGAGTTTGTGAGCGAACGCCCATTTGCTCTGCAAGAACCATTGCGTCTTTATGACCAATGATAGCAGCTTTAGTATCAACAGCAGAAGCTGAGTTAGCAGCAGCCGTTTCGATTACAGGGCAGTTAGAGCTAACATAAACGTCAACACCATATAAAGAACCGATTTGGCCATTCATAACACCACGACCATCTACAAAGTCGCTAGATTGGTAACGGTCAATACCCATAATTGTTTGACGAACTGAAGGTGGTACTACAATGAAACGTCCGTCCATAGGAGTATCATTATCATCCAACTGTTTGATTAGCTCACGGAAAGCTAAGTCAGTGAATACGTCAGTAGCAGCAACAGTATCTTCTGCATAAGCAGCAATACCATTAGCAGCATCAACGTAAAAGCTGTTACTATGAATCCAATCAGTACCAGAACCGTTATCATCACCAAACTTCTTACCAAGTAGGAACAAGTCATCATCAACTTGTTTCGCTAAGGCATAACCAGCATCATCAGTATAGAACTTACGCATACTTGATAAAGCTTGTACATCTGTGATGTCTTCGATAAGACGAGAGTATTCATAGTGCTTGTTGATTAAGACTTGAACTTCAGTCTCAGTAGCAGCTTGTAAAGTTACTTGAGTTTCAGCAGCTTTAGCAGAAGCAGAGCCACGAGTAGGTTTAGGAATGTGAAGGGTATCACCTTTCTTACCTGACATGGGCATACGATTAACGAGGTTAGCTAAAACCAAGTTAGATTTATAGGCTGCGACAATCTCGTCACTCCATAACTCAGGAATGAAAGTTGCAGCAGTTGTGTTTGTTACGTGATTTGTACCTAGTGCCATTTTGTAATGCCTCTAATTAATAAAAAATTGATTTAAGAAATGTTGCTTAACGAACTCTACCTTCAGAGTATGCTATTGTAATCTCATCTGCAAGCTCTGAATATCTGTTAGGGTTCGTTTGCATTAAGTTAATAATATCAGACCGTCTATAGATTTTCTTAGACTTACTTTCTCCTGTACCTTTTGCAGACCCACTTGAGGCAGCCTTACGCTGTTGCCCTCTGTCTTTCTCTACTACTTCTTTTGCCTTCTTAGCATTGACGGATTTCTCTTTCCAGTTTGAAAGGAGTTCGTCAGCCGCATCAAAGTCATATAAAGAATCTGCGCGTTGTAGAAGTTCAGTTCGCACCTTAGAAGCTTGAACCCAAGATTGGAACTCAGCAGTCTGTGCTGTCTCCATAAAGTTAGGGTGGGCAGCAGACAGTTTTGCAAGAGCCTCCTGCTTTTCTAACTTCTTCTTCATCTCTTTAATCTCTTGAATATCAGAGTTAGCAGAAATGGTTTGGTCAATAGCTTCTTTGGGCTTGTCGAAGAAGTCAATCTCTTCGGCTGCTTCCTGAACAGTAGCGGGCTTGTTATCGAGGTTTGTTCTAATGAAGTCGTCTACTACTTTACGAAGTTCCCCTACCTCAGAGCCTTGCTTACCAACTAGCTTCTCAGCTTCTTGGTGCATGTGTACAATGTCTGTGATAGACTTGTTCTTGTACTTCTCAGGCAGTTCATCTTCAACTACTACTTCTTCTTCTGGCTCAAGGTTGACTGCTTCCACAGGCTCTTGTTCCTCAAAGGTTGATAGCTCTTCGCCTTCTTGTAAAGAAGACTCATTAAATTCCTCATGTTCTAAAATTGTTGCAGTCATTGTATTATAAACTCCGTACTTAAATAAGTATTGTGGATTAATTAAAAGTTAATGGGTCGCGCCCTTCTCATGGTCTCTAGCCCACTTCATAGTGGCTCCGGGAAAATCCCCAGAAGCTACATCAAGGTGGCTCTTCACAGGAGAGATTAGACGCTTAGTTTTGGCACCACATATTTTACAATCCGTAGACTTAATCTCCGAATCAATGTATTCTTCTGTGATGTGTTCATCAGGGCATTTAAAGTCATAAATCCTACGAGCCATTGGCAGCCTCCTGCTCACCAATTAGGATGCTATCATACGTAGCCCTGACCATATCTTCCATATTGATTAGGGTATTGAGAACGAAGAGTTGTCCTTGTGTTTTAAACAAAGTCTTCTCATCCTCGATAGCTTCAATCTGAAAGTTATCCTTGTCACCTTGAGCCTGTTCTACTAGTTGTTCCCAACCATCAGAGTTAAATAGGTCAAAGTAGTTTTCGTAATATGTTACATTTTCTGGTGTCATACATTCTCCGTATAGGTGTATGTGTTTAAGTTAAGTTACTTCTTTACTGCTGGCTTCTTGACGACTACCAACTTTGGATTCTCTAGTTCTGCAATACGCACATCTAGCTTAGATAGGATTTGATTTACTTGAGTAAGTACATCACTCAACTCTTGCTTAGTTACCATTAGGTTTTCTCATTTGTAGTTCAACAATATTTTCTTTAACTTTAAGCTCTTGTTGTTTTAAGCTCAACTCTGCCAACTCCATTGCTTGTTGGAACTCATCCGCTGGTAGTGTCTTAGCAATAGCACTGATACGGTCTGTCTCTTCCGATATTGGAAGTAGTTGTGTCTCAACTTGGTTTTGCTGAATACGAGACTGTATCTCTTGATTCTGTAATTGAATCTGTTGCAAGTTAGCCTTAGCTAATTCTAATTCAAACTGCTTACGAATCTGTTGTTCTTCCTGTGCTTGTGGGTCAGGTTGATTTGCTTTAGCTAACTCAGCTAGGATTTGTTCACGCTTAGAGAGGTTCATTGATTCAACTACGTTAGATACTAGTAGCTGATATGCAGGGTTCTCTGCTGGCATTGTTTGCAGCAATTGAACCAACTGTGTAACTTCATACTCACGGGCAATGATACCCAAAGAACTACTAGCTACAAACTTCATGTCCTGTGCCTTATACAGGTCAGGGTCAAACTGCATATACCGATGTGCAACCTTCTGTACGAACGGGATAAGGAAGTTATCTTGGAAGTTAAGTAGTGTTCTCTTGTGACGTTTGATGATTGCACCTAACGACATAGAGATACCAGCAGCAGTACCGTCAGCACCCATGCTTGCCATACCAGCAGTGTCTACAGCACCAGTTGCTTGCTGTACCATGTTCTGTAACTGAGCGCCTTGTGTGAATGTGATGTTATCTACTGCACCAAACTTGAATGGTTGTAGAATCTCTGAAGGATTACCGTTAGTAAGTAATGTCTTACCCGGACGAATCTCGAACTGAGAGCCTCTAGGCATACGACTAGCATCTACTGCCATCATAGGGTGTACTGTTAGTGCAAGAGCGTCTATACGCGCACGTAGCTCCGTATCGAGGGCTTTCTGACTGTTATAACCCTTCTCACAGATACCTCTACCCCAGAACTTACTAGGTACTGCATCCCATTTGAACGATACAACAGGTCTATCTTCCATCATGTAGGGGTTAGCTACCGCTTTAAGTAGTGTAGTACCGTTAGCAATGATTACAATAGCTTCTACGTACCCTGAATCATCATCATCACCACTATCACCTAGGGCTACTGCTATCTCGTCTTCCTCTAGCTCATCATCCTCTGCTTCTTCTAGTAAATCTCTAGGGACTAGGCCGTAATAACGAGTAAGACGTACTCTAGCATCAGTGTTAACCGTGATATCTTGGTCAGGTTCTAGGTCATCATCACTTGCTACTGTCTCTACTTCCACATCACGTAGAAAACCCTTCTCTTGATCTTGTTCTACTTGGTGAAGTGGTACATACATGTCGATTGCACAACCCAAAGCTTCTTCAATGGAGGTAGCTAGGGGGTCAATCAGGAAGTTTTGGGGCATGATAGGCCGTAGCTTAACCATGAACCGTTCTCTTTCCATAACACCTACTTGTTGGGTCTGACCATCAGGGGTAGTCTGTATAGCTGGGATATGTTCCTTGACTTCATCTAGGTAAATCTCCCCAATACCAGTACCATAGATGGCTGCATTGAGTAATACCTCTGAGATAGTAGAACGAGCCTTAGCAAACTCCATATCTTCTGTAAGTTGTGTCTTAAGGAACTCTACATCCTGTGAACCACCCTCATCTTGGTAGTCATCACGGATATCAAACCATGCACCCCTACCAAAGGTTGCCTCTTCTACTTCTGCTACAGAGGATTCCACTGCTTGTTGTAATGCAGGAGTGATAATACGGCTACGTTCAGTAGTACGGAGGCTATCTTCTTTAGCCCAGATACCACGCCACAATCTGTAGTACTCTTCATGAGATTCCCGGTACGAAGAATCATAGTTGTCGCGCCAGCCTTGGCACTTGTCCATAACCCACTCTTCCAGCTTCTCACTTACAAGTTTAGTTTCGTCATTTTCCATATAATTTAATACCCTGCTGTCGCATCAATAAATTCAAAGTCGTCTTCATACTCGAAGTCGTAAGAGTAACTAACCTTAGCAAGCTGATCTATATATGCTAGAGAATCAATAAGGTCATCGTGTACTTGTGGGTTTGGGAACTGAAATAGCTCATCTAAGAACTCAGTATTCCACTCTCCTACTGCTAGTGTAATAGCTCCGTTCTCAAACCTACCCTGTAGCCCCCATACAACCCTATCTATCTTCCTCTTGTTACCATGTGTTAGCTCTTCTAAACGAAAGAACTTCTGTCTAGCTTTCTGTAAATCCATTAGGTAGGGAAGTACAGCATTTTTTAAAGCTCCCTTCTCTATTCCTACAGAGATAGGTTCATACTTAAGAACCGTATTGAATATCTTCTCTGCTGTCTTCTTAACATCCCATCGTCCGTAAACAATATCTGCTACGTACCACCCTTCTTCATTTACTTTAACAACGCTGATGGCTGTTTGATCTAATCGTTTAGCTTTAGAAGTAGAAGCCTTGGATACGTCAGCGAAGCCAGCCAAATCGATTGCTATGTAGTACTCTCCGATTGTAGGTTCTTCCTCACTAAACTTAACCCAATCCTCTTTAAACAACTCACTACCTAGTGCTTCAAAACTAGCCATGAACTCTTGTCTAAACGCAAAGGAACTCATAGTCTTCTTAGCAGCTTCTATCTCTTCTCTTGCAAGGAGAGGGTTATCATACGAAGTAAAGTGCCAAGACTCTAAGGTCTCATCATCTCCTAACTCTGCCTGTTTGTACAAGTCATAGAAGTGGTTACGACCCATAGGTGTACCAATGAATAAAGCGTTACCACGTTGATCGGCTAAGGCTGGACGTAGTATCTGGTCAAACACTGCTGGTTTCATATCAGCGTATTCATCTAGTACTAAGAACTTAAGGGATACACCACGCATAGTCTCTGGTCTATCTGCACCCTTTAAACTTATTGTAGCTCCGTTAATTAGAGTAATTTGTAGGTTGTTGATGTGGGCAGACTTGACTACTGGATGAGCTAACTCTAATAAGGTTTGCCACATGATGTCTCTTGCCTGCCCCTGAGTAGGAGCAACGTAAAAAACATGACCCTTTTCTAGTTGAAGGGCATTGACTATTAGCATCCAAGCAGCCAACCTTGACTTCCCTGTACGCCTACCAGCAGCTACTACTTTAAACCTAGTCTCACTGTTCCATACTTCTTGTTGCCAAGGAAGTAGGTTGATATCCATATCCATCTAGGCTGAACTCTTTACTATATTAGCTATACGCGTTACTATGACCAACACTGAACCGCCTCAGGCGACCCGATTAAATGAACGATTATCGACCATTAAGGAGCAAATAAAGAT